CCTTTGCGCAACATTTTTTCCCTAAACCATGCGTTGGAAGGAGGGGTGTTATATGGCCCGCCCGCCCAAGCCCCTTGAAACTCTCAAAAAGCATCTTACCAAAGCTGAGCGAGCCGCCCGGCAACGCAGTGAAGCCGAATTGATGACAAAATCGGCGCTTCAGGAGTGGCCGGAGGTCCGCGAAAACAAAATCGCCCATGCCCGTTTTGCAAAGATCAAGAGCCTGCTCGGCGCAATCGGGAAAAACGACGCGCTGATTGAGCCTGTTATAAACCGCTATTGCCTCATTCTGGCTGAATCCACGACGCTCGAAAAAAACCGCGAGCGCATAGACCAGGATATAGACGACCTGACCGATCACAAGGATGATTATGAGGATTACCCCGACTATATCGCCGAGCGTCAAAGGCTGACGGCGTTACTCCTGAAATGCGATCAAGTCATACAAAGCAAGCGAAAGCTCCTGTTGGACATCGAAAAGGAAAATCTCGGAACTGTTGCGGCAATGCTTAGAGCCGTTCAAAAAAAGCCCGTCGAGGAGAAGGACCCGGACGAAGAGCGAATGGATGAGCTGGCAAAACGGAGGGCGGTAAAGAAGGGATAAATCTTGATAGATCACGAAAGCGCTTTGATTGCGATTGATTTTATCCAATCCCTGAAGCTGTCTACCGACCCATTTTACGGCCAGCCTTTTCAACTCCTCGACTGGCAATATGAAACGCTCTACGATGTTTATGGAACAAAAAAGCCAGACGGCCGACGCCAATACCAATTCGTTTATCTGGAGATCCCGAAGAAAAACGGCAAAACCGAGCTCATGGCGGCCGCCGGCCTTTACCATACGTTTTTTGATGGCGTAATGCGCGGCGAGGTATATGGGTGCGCTGCGGAAAAGAAGCAGGCCGGCAAAGCGTTCGATGCCGCATGCGCGATGATAGGCCAGAACAAGTACCTGAGCAAGCGGGCCAAAATTATACCCTCTCAAAAAACCATAATCGACCGCGAAACCGGAACGACATATCTCGTGCTTTCTGCCGAGGCATATAGCAAGCACGGCCTGATACCGAGCGCCGTACTTTTTGACGAGCTCCATGCCCAGCCCGACCGACGCCTTTGGGACGTGATGACTTTCGGGTCCGGCGCCACTCGCCGCGAACCTATATGGTGGGTTATCACAACGGCCGGCGACGACCCGGACCATAAAAGCGTAGGCTGGGAGCAGCATGAATACGCCCGCAAAGTGCGCGATGGTGAGATTATAGACCCATCATGGTACGTAAAAATCTATGGCGCTCCCGAGGATGCGGATATTTGGGATGAAAAAGTCTGGTACTCCTGTAATCCATCGCTCGGGCACACCATACCAATTGAATCCGTCCGCCAGGAAGCCCTCACGGCCCACAATTCTGCCGCCGTGGAGAAAAACTTCCGCTGGCTCCGCCTGAATCAATGGGTATCCCTGAAATCGACCTCTTGGCTCGCGCTTCCTCTCTGGGATTCGACCGTAGGCCGGTACACAAAGGGCGATCTGGCCGGCGGCCGCGACGGGAAGAAGTACCGCTGCTATGCCGGCCTGGACTTATCGACCGTGAACGACCTCACCGGCATCGCGCTCCTGTTCCCGCCGCAAGAGGGGATAGAACTTGATGTTCAGGTTGGCATAGGGCATGACAATCAGCCGATTATCGAGCAACGCCCCGGCTGGTATTTCCTGCTCTATGCGTTCCACCCGGAAGAAAACATGAAGGAGCGCGTCGCCAAAGACCATGTTGATTACGAGACATGGCGCACGAAGGGATTTCTTGAAGCCACGCCCGGAAACGTCATCGATTACGATTATATCCAGTCACGCATTGTAACGCTAAACCAGCAATTCGATATCGTCGCCTGGGGCAATGACCGCTGGGGCGCTGAAAAGCTTCGGCAAGACCTACTGAAGATGGAGCAAAAAGACGGCGGCCCCATAGAGCTGCTTGAAGTGCCCCAGGATGTTAAGGCTCTTTCCCCACCCATGAAGGAAATCGAGCGTCTGATCAAATCCGGAGAAATGCAGCACGAAAAGAATCCGCTCGGCCGCTGGTGCTGGGGCAACGTCACGCTCTATGTTGATGGCAATGGCAATATCAAGCCGCTGAAGAACAAGGCAGTGGAGCGCATCGACCCCATGGCCGCGCTGTTCAATGCGATGCACTTGGCGCTTAGGCTTGAAAAGATCAGCGTCTACGACACCCGCCCAGCCGGAGAAAAAATAATTTGTTTTTAGGTGTGAGATGAAGCGAAATGCGTGGAAATCCTTTCTGAGCAAGCTTAAACCCAAGAAGCCAAAGCCGGAAACGGTATATGATATCCTCTCCGAACTCGCCATGACAGCGGGTTTTTTGCTTTTTGCCTATGGAATTTACATGATTTACCCGGCGGCCGCCTTCATCATCGGCGGAGCCCTGTTATTCGCCTTTGGTTTTCCCGCCGCAAGGATCTTCAAAAGGAAGGTGAAATAGGTGGGAGTTTTAAAAAACCTGATTATAAAAAACTACTCCATGGCCGATTTTGACCGCGATTTCGAGAGCCATTTCTATGGCGGATGGAAGAGCAACACGGGCGTAATGATCAACGAAGAAACGGCTATGAAGTTCTCCGCCGTCTACGCCTGCGTTCGCATCATATCAGAGGATATCGGCCTTCTCCCGGTAGAAATCCGGCGCTGGCGAAACCCGAGGGACAAATCAAAAGGCTCCGATGTGGCATTCGATCACCCGCTGAACGATGTGCTGCTGAACTCCCCGAATGCCGAAATGAACTCCATGACATTTGAGGAGACGTTCCAAAGCCATATTTTGCAGAGCGGGAACGCCTACGCATACAAAACCCTGAACAACCGGGGCCAGGTCAAGGAATTGAAGCTTCTGAACTGGTTCAATATGGAGGTCAAGCGGGACAAGGAGACCGGCGCGGTCTATTACGAATTCGACGACCGGGGAAAGCCGCTGATATTCCAGAAAGGTGAGATTTTCCACATTCCCGGCCTCGGCTTCGACGGCCTGGTCGGCTACTCCCCTATACGCATGGCGATGGAGGCCGTGGGCCTGGGGCTCGCCGCAGAGGAATTTGCCGCCCGGTTCTATTCAAACGGCGCGAACGTGGGTGGATTTATCACCATGGATAACGCCGTGCAGGACAAGGAAGCCCTAAAAAAGGAATTCGAGGAGAAATTCGGCGGGCTCGGCAAGGCGCACAAGGTTCTTTTCCTCGAAAACGGCATGACCTTCCAGCGGCTGAACATGAACCTGGATGAGGCGCAATTCTTGGAAACGCGGCGCTTCCAGATAGAGGAAATAGCGCGGATATACCGGATGCCGCCGCACATGATCGCCGACCTGACCCATGCGACCTTCTCGAACATCGAGCATCAGGACCTTGCATACGTAAAGCGCACCCTTCTCCCGTGGGTAAAGCGGTGGGAAATGGGGATAGACACCCAAAACCTGACGGCCAGAGAAAGGGCGCAAGGTTTTTTTTCACGGTTCAATATTGACGAACTGTTACGCGGCGACGCCAAAACAAGGGCCGATGTCAACCACATTAAGCGGCAGGACGGCGTAATCTCCGGTAACGAGTGGCGGGCGTTCGATGACGTAAACCCGAGGGAAGAACCGGAGGCCGACAGGTTGATCGTAAATGGAAATATGCGCGATATTTCCATCATCAATTCGACCGATCCGGTGAGCGGGCAGCAAAACCCGCAGAGCAATATTGAGGAAAAGGTGGATTCTGTGCTTACACTCTTGAAAGCGATAGGTGACCGGCAATGAAAAAGTCATGGCAATTCAAAAACAAGGCCGACGATAAGGACACCGGCGAGCTTTTACTCTACGGCGAAATATCTTCCGTGTCATGGTGGGGCGATGAAGTCGTGCCCAAGCAGTTCAAGAAGGATATGGATGCGCTGGGCGACATCAAAACCCTGAACATCTATATCAACAGCCCCGGCGGGGAGGTATTCGCCTCCCAGGCGATATATAGCATGCTGAAACGGCATTCGGCGCAGAAAAACGTTTATATCGACGGCCTGGCCGCCTCGGGCGCCTCACTGGTCGCCATGGCGGGCGATACCGTGTATATGCCGGCCAACGCAATGATGATGATCCACAACGCATGGACGTTTGCCATGGGTTTTGCCGCCGATTTGCGGAAAATAGCGGACGATTTGGACAAAATCCAGACTTCAATGGTCCCTGTTTACTCCCAAAAAAG